GGAGTGACAAGTTCGCCTTTGTAGGCGTCTACGCCACAACTCTCGCGAAAGAAACCAGTGATACAGGATTTATCGAGGTTGACCTTTAGGCCAAGTTCCTCAAGACCCTGTATGCTAAGCGTAGCCCATTCTGTGGGGATAATAATATCATCTCCATAGACAAAGATACGCTTTCCCACTTTCTCTAGTGGCAGATTCTTACCGTTAATCACGGCAGCTACGATAATAACCCAAAAGATGTAAGCTTCAACAGGAAAGCATAAAGCTGATCCCATTGGAGCGAACTTTCTTAGAGTTACTGTCCTCCCATCTGGGAGCAAAGTAGCCGTCGACCGACAGGCTTCTAATGCTCGAAGTAGTTCAGGAGTATCGTTAAAAATACTTCTGACAAGTTCGAGTGAAACCCTGTCTGACGCATCTTTGAGATCAAGGGTCGCATACTGTTGACTAGCAGAGCTAGTCTTAGCAAGCATACCATTGATTTCTTGACGCGTAAAGTTGACGTGATGCCTTGTATATGGTGAAACCCATTCAAGGAAATCCGCCAGCTTCCGGCCCAAACCTTGTTGAATCCACTGGTATTCCAGCGGTTCACAAGAAATAAGCCGCGGACCGCGGGAATCTTTCGGAACAAGTACAACCTTTGCAACGCCACTTTCGAGGCGTTGTAAGCTCTTGTACCAATCCAATCGATCCGTGAGTTCGCGAGCCCCTCCGACAACGTAATAGTTGTAGTAGGGGTAGACCTGATGAATAGCTGAATACAATCTGGAAAATTTCCATTTTGCGTCCAGTTTTTCACCAGTCGCCACTGCCCCGGGACCATGTCGCGGTTGAATATCTTTGTGATTAAATTCACAAAAGACCTTCTTCGTGATAATCTTGGCCAAACGAATAATTTCGAAGGCCAGAGGACTATCCGAAAGCGAAAGCGCCTCATCTGTCTCGACAAAGTTCTCGATTACTCGAGCATTGTCGGATACAGTGTAGGGAAGCTCCAGCTTATACGCGAAATAGAGAACCTGTCGAATGTGACGAATCACCTCGATAGGGACTACGTCCCGGAGAAATCCAAACTCGTCGAAAACGAGATTAAAGTATATCTGCATAAAAGCGGGTATACTTGCATTCGCGTGGGATCTTTTGAACCCCGTTGGAATGTTGAATCTCGCGCTCACCAATCCTCGATCAAAGGCCTTTCCCAATACAGGGAGGGTTTTGGTCAAGAAGGAGAGGCCTTCATTTGCTACTCGAGACTTCACAGTCTCGAGATCACGAATGAGGGAAACGTTCACTGACGAACTGGATTCGAGTGGAGTGCAACTAATCAGCTGCAAATGCAGGCGGAGGTAAAACTCCTCTTGGCTTTTCATGACCGCCTTTCGGTGTGTCATCCAAGGCCAAGCTGCTAGCGCACCACGGGTACGACCCGGTGCATCCGTCCTGTCGGTAAGGAAATTCTTGAGAAAACTGACAATCAAAGAACGAACTTAGAAAGTCAGTAGTCCAGGGAATTTCTAAACCAACGGGGAGTCTCTTAAGACTCTCCGCGCAGGATCGCATCGACGTTGCTAGTCGCAGTATACCCGGCCAGCGAACCATCCGTAAGGAAATCCATCATGTTTGAAATAACATCATGGATAACCACGTTGGTAATCGCAGTGTCACGAGGAATTGTCAACGTAAAGTTGGCATTCAAGGTGACAGAGCCGAGAGCGGTGGCGACAGTCTTGTTAAATTGAACAAGATGTCGATCGACAATGTTCGGACTCTTCCCAGTCGTACTATGCTTGATAACAAGCATAGAAGGCAGAGAAAGGGTACTCGCAATGTCGATTCGACGCGTTCCGGTATTGTCTTGTGAGACTAACCGGAAAATCGTGTCGGTTCCATCAGCTTTGTCGAGCGTAAGGTCGTTTGCTAGCATGCATGACACCTCGCATGTAGAAGGCTGTAACATAGACCATTTGGCTTATGAAACAGTCTTCGAATTGCAGACAGTCGTGTATATCAGCGACGCTTTTGTTCTAGCATCGCCAAAGACAGCGCCAGCTGCTTCGGGGTAAGTGAAGCGTCTGTTGCAAACAGACTACTCACTGGAAGACCGAAATGCCTTTCATAACCCTTATACGAAATTGTACCCAGCAATTGTTTATTCGCTGGATACGCTTTCGCAAAATCTTGCCAGCACAAATATGTGGCTTCCGCTTTAAGCGAATACCCCATGTTTGAAACTGTATATTCTCCCCCGAAGGGTTGAATAGACAGGCTGTCAAGCAACTTGCCGACATGGAAAAACCAATCTACCACGAAGGAGTATGGGATAGCATTCCATACAACTCGTGCTGGTTTGTTAAATCCAGACGCGGCAGTAAGGGCTCGCAGTTTGCCCAAGTGACCCGCAAGATCTTGTAGATCCTGGTAAAGTTTACCAGTGACTGTAAAGTCAACGCGGGCCGATTGCCTCTGGAATGTTACCATGAAACCATTGGTTGTGGTTCCAGCCGCTGTGGTCGAACGTTCAAACGAATACGGCTCTGGGTAGAGCTGAGTCCGTTTAAATGAAAGCCCACGCGACTTAGCGTTAGATGCCAAGAGAAACGAAAGTCTCTTGTCCACTTTCTCGCTAAGGGTAAGAATAGCTTTAATGTCCGAGATAAATGGCTTAATGCCAAATTCAAGGGCAAGAAAGTTATTCGAGGCAGTCTTTGTCAGAGAAGATCGATCGATGGAGGGTATCATACTCTTCATCTCTCGCAGTTCATACAAAAAATTCGGTAAAGAAATTTCTGTAGGAACTTGATCATGGAATGCATTAAATGCATCCACGGACCAACCTGACAAAGTGGCATCTGTGACGATAGGCACAAATGGGAACGAAGTAAAGTTAGCATTATCAGCCAGAGGGAAACTTAACGGCGCATTTAGCGGCGTAATGAATCCATCTTGGTCTTGATAAGGCAACAACTGCCCTAACCAGGCATCGAGATCGTAATGTGACACGGGGTTAAACCCGCGAGGATTACCAACGACATCATGGATATAATCCATGTGTGAAGGAAACTCCCTAAGGTAGGGTATGCCCCAGTCCAAAGTTTCGACCGCTCCATTATAATGGACGATCTTATACTTAAAGAACTGGGGGCGTACACCAGGCCTCAGATTACGTTCTCTACTTCTAGTAAAAGTTCCCATTATCGGAATCCCTTCTGAACACTCCTTTCGGAATAGTTCTTCAGAGAGGTGGGGCGAAAGCC